AGCTCGTCGAGCGCGCCCGACGCCTGGCGCACGCTGCGCATTTCCAGCCAGTGGCCGAGCAGCATCACGTCGATCAGCAGCGCCATCTCCCAAAAGAAGCTGCTGTGCGGATCCACAAAGGTGATGGCAAGGCTGTAGACAAAGGCGACGGTGATGGCGAGCGAAATCAGCACCATCATCCCCGGCTTGCGCGCGCGGACCTCGGGCACGGCCATTTGCAGGAAGGGGATGCCGCCATAGAGAAAGATGGCAATCGAGAAGAGGGGGGCGACCCACGCGCTGCCGGGGAAGGCGGGCATGGCAAAGCCAAACCACTCCTGGATCATGGGGCTGTAGAGCACCACGGGGACCGTCAGCGCCAGGCAGACCCAGAAGCGACGGCGAAACACCTGCTCGTGGCCGCTGTGGTCCACATGGGCGCCGTGGCTGGCATGTGCGTTGTGGCCGGCGTGGGCGTCCATCGCCCTGGGCTCGACCACGGCCGTAGGGTCAGCGTGGCCGGCATGCCCTGTGTGATCCGCGTGGTTCTTGTCGTCCGTGTGTAAGACGTAGGCGCCCGAGCCGGGGTGTTCCGGCGTCTCAGCTTGTTCGGGATATCCGCCGTGCTGCTCGTGGATACGGCCGGAGCCAGGGTCCGCAGAACCGGGCGCAGCGGCAGGTTCGTCGTGGTGGTGAGAGTGGCCTGCGTTCACAATTCCTCCCTGAACTGTTCAACCGTGAGTGAGGCGCCTGGCGGTTGCGCAGGATTCCAGGATACCACAAAACTATGCAAACTATGCTAATTCGACCGCAAGGCGGCGTGTCAGTTGGATCGGCTTATGCAGCTAACTGCCCCTGGTTCTCGCCCCAATCCGAACACTTGTGCGACACTTATTCCAGCGCCGAAAGCGTGCTAGAACTCAAGCATAGAGTTTGCAGACGTGCTCGCCAGCTTAGAACTGCAAGTTCACTGATTCTGGGTGACCAAGGGGAACTCAATCAACTGTCTTTTGCAAGGTGGAGCATGACTACAACGGTCGAACCGTATGTTGGGCTGGCCCCGGTCGCGGTGCTTTGTGCTACGTTGGTGGCGCTTGTACAGGCTATTGGCAATTCGCGAGCACTCCAGGAGCTAGCACAAATCATCTTCGGGATCTTTCGCAATCTTCGCTGATGACATCCTAGTCACACAGCCATGATGTTGATAACTGATCTAGGGACAACTTCGCTGAGACCGGGCAATCTTTTGTCCTGTAGGTAGTGTAGGCGGAATGTCAAACAGCCGTGTTGTTGGCGCTACGTTTTGAGAGCAAAGCCGGGCAGCCTGAACAATGCTCGCCAACCAAGGAGGCAACGAAGGCGAGCTATAGCATGACACCACGCACGCATCAACTTGGCGGACCGCCCCAACTAGCAATGATGGGGGTACACATCAACAGCAATGCTATGATGAACAGTACGAAACGCATCAAGGTGCTGTGATCGCAGCGACACCTATGTGAGCGGCGCCCAATGAGCTGAGTAGCTTGGAAAGCATGCCTGGCTACGCGGTTGAATGAGTGATAGTCTGTCATACCTTGATTCCACCTGGTGAGTGCAAACGGGGATCAGCGCTGCTCACGTTGGAGCTGGGCAGATGCCAAGCAGTGACCTCAAAATTGGCTGATCAGCGAGGGTATGGAGCTTGCACGGTTCCATACCCTCGTCCCTTTTGGCACCAGCTTACTGGCGCCTAGAAACTGCCAAGCCAGCAGTTTGCACCGGTTTGCTATTCGTACCCGTAGTCGCAGTCAACATCAAAGTCACCTTTATACTCGACCTCGAACTCGGGTAGCGTGACGTCATACATGTCAGACGCACCGTTAGACGCCGGACTCGTCGCAGCGGGGGAAAATTCCTCTGTATCTGCGGCTGATGCCGAGGGTTGGGCGGCGGGCACAGGTAAAGCAACATTGGCGGCTGACGGCACGACTGAGGCAGCCGGCTGCGCCGGATGGGTAGCAGCCTCTTCTTCGTCACCGGCGGCACCCTTCGGGCTCATGGGCATCACGACGTAGAAGTAGCTGTGAGGAGTGACGCCAACGGGGTAGAGCAGCCCGGGCAGGCGCGGGTTGAGCAACTCGATGGCTACGGTCTCCTGGTCCACCAACCCCAGCCACTGCGCCAGGTACGCGCCGTTGAAGTACATCTCCGTCGCCCGGCCTTCAACCTTGGCGGTGAGCGTCTGTTCGCTGTCGCCGTCGAGCGGGTTCTGCGCGGCGATGGTGATTGCGCCGTTCTGCTTGCCTGCGACGGGTGGGTCCACTTCGAGCCGGATGATGTCGTACTTGTCTGCGAGCACGTCGGCCAGGGCCAGGGCAGCCTTGAGGTCTCCCCGGTCTACGATGATGCGGGTGGCGTGCTTGGTGGGCACGATCCGGCTGAGGTCGGGGTAGGGGCCGGCGATGAGCTGCGAGGCGATCTCCACGTACTGAATGCCGCTGCCGCGGGCAGGAATGCGGAACACCATCATGTTCTGCTGCTGCGTTACCCCGATCTGCGCTTCGCTGGCGCTGCCTAGCAGCTCGGCGAAGTCGTTGAGCTGTTTGCGCGGCATAATCAGCTCCATCGGTTCAGGAGGCAGGCTGCCGGTGATCGGGATGGTGCGGACGCACATGCGGTTGCCATCGCACGCAGTCATCGTGACCGTGTTGCCGGCAAAGTGGACGGCGACGCCGCCCATCTTGATATCGCTGACGTTCTTCGTCTGCACAAAGGTGCTGACCTGCCGGATGACCCGGTCGAGTCCAGGTGTCGCCAGGCTGATCACCGTCGAGCCGGCGAGGTTCTGCAGGTCTTCCAGCGTCGGCATGATGGGCATGTCACTGGGGTCCAGGCCGCGGATGTTGCCGCGGTAGCTGTTGTAGGTGATCGTCGCCGACCAGGTCTTGTCGTTGGTGGAGATCGTCACGTTGCCGCTCCAACCGGGCAGCTTCTTGACGATCTCCGCCAGCGTCTTGGCCGGCAGGCAGATGCTGCCGTCTTCGGCCACCTGCGCCGTCACGGCCAGGCGGGTGGCGGCGGTCAGGTCCGTGCTCATGGCAGTGAGCGTGTTGCCGGCGGCCCGGAGCAGAACGTGCGAGGTGATGGACTGGGCCGCGTTGCCGATCGTGCGGTTGGCGACCTTCATCACTTCTTCCAGCGTCGATTTGTAGAGTGTTACCTTCATGGCGTTTGTCCTCTAGTGGAGATTGGAATTGCGCCAGGGCTGCCAGGTTTCCAGGGCGATCAGCGTCACCCGCCGCTGGTCGGCATAGTAGAGAGGCAGCCAGCACGCAAAGGAGTGCAGGGCGACCGCATTGGCAGGCTGGACCATGCCGTTGCGCAGGGCGAGCCGGATGTGCTTGGGCAGCGCATGCTGGACCTGCATACAGTGTTGGGCCAGGATGCTGCGATAGCCCATGTAGGCGATGGTGTGCTTGCACTGGCGGCGCAAGAACTTCCGGTGGGAACCGGCCGGATGGTCAAGAAAGATGTGCGGCGAATTCGGCTCGGTTGGGTCCGACTGGAAGCTCAGACAGGTGCAGAGCGGCGGTTCATAGCGGGTGTCGATCGGATGCCGCAGGTTGGCGTCGGCCTGGCTGCGCACCGACCAGCTCTGCAGCAAGTTGAAGGCGAGGTTGGCGTTGACATCGGCCAGGAGCTCGCGCGCCCGCCGGTAGTAGCCGGCCTTGGGGGTAGCGTCCATACGCCCGTGCAGATTCGCCAGTTCGGCGGGCGTGGGCTGGTAGAGCGTGGCGTGGCGCGCACGTGATGTAAGCGGCTGGTCAGCCATATTGGTGCTCCAAACAGAGCGGGCGGCGTCACAGCGGAGGGCGCCGGGCGGAAATTGCCGGCGCCGGCTGCGGCCCGCCCGGCTCACGCTGTGCGGGTGGAGAATTGGCGCGATCAGCACGCCTTGATGGTAATCGTGTTCACTACGGCGTCGACGGCCGCCAGGAAGCTGTCGGCGGGAACATAGTGACCTTCCACCATCGTGCCCTTGGCCTGCTTGTAGGTGCCGTCGACGACCCGCTGTGCCGTCTCGATGTCGGGCACGTTGACCAGGGCGCGCAGCGCGCCGGTGCCGTACCAGATGTTGTACGTGCCGTTCTCGACCTTTTCGGCGAAGTAGCCGCGACCGAGGGCCTGCCCCTCGCCGGCAAACGGCTGCTGGGCCGTATAGCGCGGGCCCGGGCTGGTTTCCGGCAGAGGAATGTCGCTGTTTTCCGGCGTGTCTGTGCTGTAGGTGGCGACCGGCGAGGCGATGGTGGCCGTGCCGGGAACGGGGGCGAGCGGCGTGGCGGCAGTGTCGCGCAGAAGCTTGGCCAGCGACGAGACACAGATGGCGATCTGGTTGGCGATCCCCTGGGTGGGCGCGACGATCTTCACCAGGTTGCCGCGCATGCTCATCTGGGCCAGGCTCAAAGCGGCGCGGTAGAAGGGCGTGCTGTTGTCCTTCAACTGCTCGGCGAAAAAGGTTTTGGGGTCCGCGCCGGCCGGCAGCTGCAGGGCCGGGGCGCGGCTGGTGTCGATACGCTGCTCGATGGTCTGCGGGGTAGTGGCGATAATCACGGGACAATACTCCTTTCAATGGGCGGACGAGAGTCAGGAAATGAGCACCGGGGGATTGGTGAAGAGAGAGACAGGTGTGCGACCCACTGCACTGGCGCGTCACTAGTGCGCGGCAGGCGGGCTGCGCAGCCGGCAGGTGACGCGGCCAGGCAGGGGCATGCACCGGGACAGGGCTAGAACGGCGGTTCCTGGCTGACCGGCGGGAGGCCGGCGGTCATGGGGTCACTGGCCGCGACGGCGCCTTCGGCGGGCTCGGTCGGGACGCTGCCACCGGCGGCAGCGCCGTTGCCGTTGCCCGTGTTGATCAGATGGAACTCGGCGCGCAGGATCTTGAAGTTGGCGGCGGGCTTGCCTTCACGCGTCAGGTACGGCTCGGTCACGGCGGCGCCGGACACCGTCACCGGCATCCCGACCTTGAGGAACTGGGACGCCGACTCGCCGGCCTTGCCCCAGAATGCGCACTTGATGCGCTCGACGTGCTTGTCGTCGCCCGGGACGCGGCCGTTGGCGTAGATCGTCACGTTGCACACGGGAGTGCCGTTCTCGGTGTAGCCGAGCTGCGGGGCGGCGGCCACATTGCCGGTCACTACGATCTGAGGAAGCATAGGACTGATCTCCTTTCAAGAGAGCATGGAACGAAAAACGACCGATTTGTCTGCTTGTGCCTGCTGCTGACGCCTCCCCTTGTGCACGGGAGGGGGGCGGGCGCAGGGCGGCGCCGCAGGCGACGGCGACGACCGGAGGGAGGAGCGCACCCGTGCGGCCGATGCCCACGACCGTGCGACTGCTGTTGCCGCCGGTCGGGAATGGTGGGCACGCACGCACTGCGCGGTACGCTGAGTTGGCGCCAAATGACGCATGCGTACAGGCCGTGTTGGCGGGGCGGGTGCGGAACAGGGAAGTGATGGGGCGCCACGGGGACACGGGCGTGGCCGTGTTGCCAGAGCCGGTTGGCATGGGCAGGACGAAGGGGACGCGCACATAGCGGTCACACCGGCGGGGGAAGCCGGTGTGACCGGGGCGTTATGCGGCATTGCGGATGCCGCGGTGTGGCGAGGAGGCGCAGCGGAGGAAGCGCAGACTGCCGGCGCGGTGGTGGTGTTTGAAGGCATAGATACGCTTGCCGTGACGCACAGCGAGCTGCTGCCAAGGATTGGGGGCGGCGTGGAGCAGCGCTGCAGGGGCATGCACCGTCTCCCATTCGGCGGCGATGTAGCGGCGGCCCTCGTTCTCCGGCAGCGCGGCCTGCTCGGCGGGCGTGAGATTCCTGCCGTCCTTTCGCACGGTGATAGGACGCAGGTGGTACAGCTGGCTCAGCGGTGTGTGCACGTAGCCGGTGGCGTTGGGGTGTTGGCTGTTCCAGATTTTGCAGAGGCGCCCGAGGGGATGGCGCTGGCGGCTCAGATGCGCTTCCAGTTCGGGGTGCCGCTTGAGCACACTCAAGATTTCGAGTGTCTCTTCGGCCCGGCGCAGGTCAACCTTGCGTTGGTCCTGCTCCTGGAGCGCCTGGATCTGCTTGTCCAGGGCCGCTTCGACGAGCAGTTCCAAGGGTTTGCGCTGCGGCCTCTCGGCGGTGCCGGCCAGTTCGGCAGCGGTGGCCAGGCTAATCTCCCCATCGGCGAGCAGGTCCAGGCCATCGCGTGCGCCTGCGGCGTAGAGTGTGGCGGCGGCGAACTCCTCGTAGGTGGGGTTGAGCAGATCATCGTTGCGGTCGAAACGGCCGTTGCTCAGCGTGTACTCATCGGCATGCAAGGCGCGCTTACCATCCTGGCGGTCGAACGCAAGCGTGCTGTTCTTGAGTGTACGGTGCTCAAAGCCGTGCTCCCGTTCATACTCCCAGTCGGTGATGGTAGACATGAGGCGCTGAAAGGGTTTGCTGCTGCGCACTCTGGCGTAAACCCAGGCAAACGTGTTGCGCACTTTGCCTGTATAGAACGTCTTGGGGGCCTTGCGATAGTCACTGTAACCGCTGATGTTGCCGTCCCCGTCGTACTGGACGACCTTGCGCTCCCACTGCGAGAGTTTGCGCAGATCATCTTCTACGACGACCAGCCAACCGGCGCGCTGCCGGCGCACGACCTTGCCGCCGACCATGACCGTGACGGGCTGATAGATCACCACGTGCTTGGCGATGTGGTTACGGTCTGAGAAGCGCCGCACCGAGCAGACTAGGTAGCACAGGTGGCGCCGGGGCAGCCAGTAGAGTTGGTGCCAGCCAATCTTCTCGGCGTCGAGCTTCGTCGCCCGCAGCGTGGCGAAATCGATGGGCGCGTCCCACGGCAGACCGAGCTTGGCCCGCAGCTTGCGGTGGCCGGCAGTGTCGAGCCGCCACAGGAAGCGTGGCGCCCGGTCGTACTCGTCGATGTCGTCGCGGTCGTCCATGCAGTGCGTGCCGCTGCTCCCTGCTGCCGGATTTGCAGCCTTGACCTTTGCTGCTTCTTCCGGCACCAGGGCGGCGACGGCGCGCAGCAGCATATCGCCGTGCGCAGCCGTCTTGTCGGTGACGAGCTTGACCTGGTTGCCTGCGGCAACTTGACGAGCCAGGAAGCGCAGTGAGCGTTGGACCGGGCTGTACGGGTCGGCGCCGGCGGCAAGGTGGGCGGCGTAACGAGGGTTGTACTTGTCGGCGTCGTAGAACTTGCGGTTGGTCGAGCGCAGGCGGGCAAAGTCGTTGTCGAGCGGCAGATTGAACTGCTCGGTGCGACCGGCGCTGTCGCTGATGTAGACGCAGGTCAAATGCCGCTGGTATAGGTCAAACTCCGTTTCCAACAGGCGCAGGTTGGCGGGAATGGGGAGCGTTTGTGGACCTGCCGTGCCCGGTATGGCCGGTGCGGCGGCCGGCACCCGCGGTTGGGCAGGCGCTGTGGCCGGCGGCGGGGGGTTATGGAGGAACCGCAGCGCCTGGCGCAGGATGTGTTTGATCTGCTCCGTGCGGTAGGCGGCAGCATCCGTCCGGTAGACCGGCCAGTCGGCAAGCACTGCGACAATGCACTCCGCCGTAGCGGTGGGATTGTCCTGCCAGCGCAGGCGCAGCAGTTCGAGGGCCTGGTCCTGGTTGCGGCTGTCCGTTTCGACCACCAGCTCCCAGAAACCTTCGGCAGGCGTAGGCAGGACGAACGGGGCCGGCAGCGGGCAATGGGCAGGGTTGGCGTAGTGCGCCTTGACGGCATCCCGGTATTGGCGGTGCAGCCTGGCTACGTCATGGATCAGGGGCGGGGGAGCAACGAAGCGATAGTACTCCCGCACCTGGGGCTTTTGCGCAATCCGCTTGAGCAGGCGGCCGATTTCCCGATAGTGGCCGTAATCACGCAGCAATTCCTGCTTCTGCGTGAGCATGTACGTGTCCCAGGCTTCCTTCTTGGTAGCCATCAATCGGGCGTAGGCGCTAGTGAGGATGTTGTACGTAGTAGGTGAGTGCTTGGCAGTAGACATACAGTGCTCCTTGTCGAATGGTGATCGAATCTGGCAATGGAAGGCGCTGGCCCTGCATCCCCATGAGGAAACAGGGTCAGCTTGTAAGACTGCGGGAGAGATCGCCTGCCAGGCTTGGCCGGCGAGAAGGGCTGGCGTGGCAAATCGAGCAGCGGCAGGGGGTGCAGACGCTAGATGTGGAGGTGCTGCCAGCCGAACGGCTTGATGCGGCCGGCAGGCGGGATCAGCAGCGTGACGCCGTCGTCGGCAGGGTCGGCCACCTGGCAGCGGTACTCGGCCAGCAGCGGCAAACGGCGGGCCATCCAGCGGGCGAGCAGGACATAGTGGTCGCTGTGCCAAAACGCAGGAGCAAAGCGGCGAATCGTACGGCCGGCGTGATCGCGGTAGGCATGGCCGATATTGAAGACTACGTAGCTTTCCCAGGCGTACAGGCGGGTGCGAGGGCTGTGGTATGAGAGCTCGAGTTGATGAGGCCGGCTGGCGTCGATGCCCAGCGAAAACTGGAGGTGATGGATGGCAACAAAGAGAGCGATGGCACGCCGGTCATAGGGGTTGAGGAACTGGATACGCAGCATAGGTGATGGCCGCCTCCCAGCGGCTGGAATAGAGATGAGCATGAAAACAAGCGCAGGCGGGGTAGATCGGGTGTGCAGTCAGCAGGGCAGCTCCAGCGCCGGGTGGTAGGGTTGCCGTGCGGCGGCAGCCTGGCGTTCGGCGGCGAGCTGCTCGGGCGGAATGTCGTCGCCGCAGGTGAGGCAGTAGAGCTTGCCGGTGCAGCGTTCGACGGCCCGGCGCCCGGTGTGCGGGCAGAAGCTGAACTGCGGCCCCTGGTTCAAGTCGGCATAATCGAAGTCCGGATCGTGCATGAGTTGCGTGGCAGTGATGGGCATTCGTCCTCCAAGTGGAATTCAAAAGAAAAAGTAGAACTGCGAACGTGCGCGGGGGGATTTCGCCTGTCCTGGTTGGCAGGGAGCGGGGCTGCAGCGCCGCGCGCGGGGTGACGGCGCGCCGTGCAGGACGTAGCGTACTTGGCCGGCCGTGTTGCGGTTACAGGCACAGGGTGCTGGCCGTGTTGGCCGGCCGGGGCGCGGGTTGCGGCCGGGTGGGGTGGGGAGGGGCCATCCGCACACAGCCGCCGGGGTGGCGCAGGGGGAAACGCGCAGAAGCCGCACCTCCCGGGTAGCCAGGAGATGCGGCGGAGGATCGGCCAGATCAGTTGGTGGGGCGGCGGGCGGCAGTGATGGCCGGCAGATAGACGCTGCCGGCAGCCGGCGGGGCCGGTTCTGCGAGCTCGGGTGCTGTACTGTCGCAAGGCGCAGCTTCCACACAGAAGGTGATCGTCTCACCTTCGGGGCCGACAGCACGGCCGCTGCCGTCCTCGTAGAGTGTGACGGCGACGGACGAGCGGAACAGGTCAAATACCCAGCGGCCGGGATCACCGGCATGGACAGTGTTCAGTGCGATGACGACAAGTATGATGCTGATGATGATACTGCGCAGCGTCATATGGCGTACGAAGTCTGTGAAGGACATGATGGTCTCTTTCCAGGGAGCAGTGCGCTTGGCAGGGAAGCAGGGCGGCGCGCCGCCCGCCGCCGGCCGGGTGACCGACTGCGGGGAACAGTCGGCGCCGGCGCAACGGTAGGCAGCGGGTGGAGAGGTTAGAACGGGGGCTGGTCACCCAGCGGGATGGTGGCGGCCTCGTCTGCCATGTCCGCAGCCGGCAGGTGGTTCTCCTGTGGCGCAGGCGCAACGCCGTTGCCGTGCTCACCCTTCTTGGAGAGCTTCTCGATGTGCTCGCCCGTGATTTCCAGCGAAGCCACGTACTCACCCTTGGCGTTCTTGTAGACCGACGGCTGCTCCAACTGGCCGGTGAAGGCAACCAAATCGCCTACGTTGAGGATGGCCTTGGCGATTTCGCCCAGCTTGCGCCAGCAGGTGACCCGTACCCAAACCACTTTCTCGACCGGCTTGCCATCCTTGCCGGTAAAGCGTTCGTTGAGCGCGACCGAGAAGCTGGTGACCGGCGTGCCCGTCGAAGTGGTGCGGCTGTCGAGGGAACCGATGCGCCCGATACCATTTACCTGATTCATACAATCCGCCTCCTAATGCGGTGACAACAGAGACCAAAAGAGTAGAAGAACGACATGCAGCCCCAAGCGGATTTCGCCTGGGGTGGTTGACAGCGATGGGGGATTTGACGGCGAGACTGGCGGCACGGCGGGGGAGGGGCAGCGGGGAGGGGATGGCCTCCCCTCCCCGCTCCAGCGGAAGAGGGCCGGCCGCACTGGCAAGGATGTGGAGAGAGAGGATCAAACGATCCCCTTCTCCACCAACGTCCGTACAACGTCCATGATCACGTCGGCATGGCACGGTGTGGCCGCCCCGTGGTGTTTGCACCAGCAGCCGAGCGTGACCTCCTGGCCGGCCTTCTCCAGACGAGCCAGCCGGAGCAGTTCCGCCTTGACCGCACCGTGCTTGACCCATTCGGCCCGCAGCCACTCCCGGTAGAGTGTGAGCGTCTCCCCCCGCTCATGGTCGCGCCGACAGATGGGGCAGTTCCGTAGGTGGTGTGGATTGCCCAGCACAGAGGCCCGCCAACCCTGCCAGTTCCGCCCGACATAGGTGATTCCGGGCGCGTTGGGGCGCAGGGTGGCGACACTAACTACCTTCATGGTGTTCTCCTTGGTGATGACAGGCATTGCCCAGCCAGACACTCGTCGCAGGTGTCCTGGCCGTCCTCGGGGCATACCGGATCGGCGTGGCAGACGGTGCACCTGGCTGGCAGGGGTGGCGCAGAGTCGAGCAGTTCGGCGGTGCAGGCGTTGCATACGTCGATCAGGTAACCGTCCTCAACGGTGTACTCCATCGCTTTGCGGCAGATCACGCAGGCGTCGGACATATCGGTCTCCTCGCAGATGCAAAAGGGATACAACTCTGCACAGGGGCTGAAGGGGACTTCGCCTGGTCAGCTTTGCGGCGTATGGGCATCTTGGAGGCGAGTGGTGGTCTAACGCGGGGGAGGGGCGGCGGGGAGGGGATGGCCTCCCCTCCCCGCTCCGGCGGAATGGGGCCGGCCGCAACACGCGCTGATTGGCGAGAATCTCACGCAGATGGGGCTGGACCTGGCGCAGCTCGCAGCAGGCTGGCCGTGTTGGGCATTACGAGCAAAGTAGTGGGGTTTTGGGGTCATGTCCCGGCGGGAGCCAACCCTGCCGCACTGGCTGCGGCTCGTTGCCGGTGGGCAGCAACGCGAAAATGCCCGCACCTCCAGGTCATCCCAGAGATGCGGGCTTACTGCCTCAGAACGAGATCGGCTCAACCAGTGGTGTGCTGTGACCGGCCTGGTAGCCGTATGCGTTCTCTTCCAGCGCAGCCCAATCCGGTTCTACGGGTTCAGGGTCTGGCCACGTGATTAGGTCTGCCAGCGGGCCGACTTCTTCGCCGTCACGAGTGTCGTCGGCCATCTGGTAGTTGGCGTAAAAGGTGGCATGCGCCAGATCCATGTGCTGATTGGCCCAGTCGATCAGGTCGTCCCGGCTGCTGGTCGTGTAGACGATCTCGCCATCGACCATCACCTCCGCCCAGAACCATTCGAGCATGTGCGCCGCCATATCGAGTTTCACAAAAGGCTCCTTTGCGATAAGAAAGAGAGTGATAGAGTGCAGAAAGTCCCAACGCCAGTCGCTTGGCGGATCGTAACGCTGGGGCTGTTAACTGTAGAGGCCGCGCTAACTCCCTGGGGGTGGGAGCTAGCGCGGCGGGCAATTACCAGGTCGTATCCTCCAGGTCTGCGGGAGTGACGGCAACCTGGCGCTGATCGGCACGGGCGAGCATCCGCTCATGCTCAAGCAGCTCGTAGTCAGGCTCGGGGTACACTTCATCGGGCGCCATACACCCCTGGAGCATCGCCATCGTCTCGGCGTGGGCAAGACCCTCTTCATTCAGAAGGTCCTGGAAGGCAGGGACGGTGTACTCGGCACAATGACCGTCCCGATCCAGTGTGACGATCGTGCCGGTCTCGGGCAGACCCTGCGTGATACTCAGGCTGGCGTACTCCCTGGCGCTGGTGGCCCAGAAGACCCGCTGACCGTCACTGTCACGGACTACGAAGCTGATCAGGCGCTTGCTGTCGAACATAACCCCTCCTTTTTTGGGGACAACACAGAAGATGCACAAACCTACATGCGGTCATAGGTAGACATCGCCTGGATGGCTTGGCATAGGGAGGGGCGGATGGGGCGGATAGTGGCGGGTAGAACGGGGTGTGGGGGCTTGCCCCCGCCGGCGCTCCGCGCCGCCTGGCTAGCGCACGAGGGAGCAAGGGGGGTCCAGGGGGGCAAGCCCCCCTGGGAACGGCAAACTGGCAGAGACATCGAAACAAGGGGACCGAACCGCAGTCGAGGTGGCGCAAGCTGCCGGCTACGTAAAATTCCTATGCCCCGCGGCGCACTCCTACCTCTGGCCAGGAGGCTCATTGGGTGCAGGGTGATCCCGAAAACAGCAGCGAAATATTTATTCTGGCGTGGGCAACGTGCATTGGCTGGATGGTCGCGCCGTGCGCTCAATTCTCTATCGCACAGATATGGAGATATTGCTGCCCAGGACCGTTTTGTTGGGTACCGGCAAGCCGAAACCTTGCTGACACGCGTTGAGGTTGCCGCTTACATTCGCACTTGGGAGAGCAATCGACCCTCCACACAGCCAGATAACGGAGATGATACAATCCAAAACTCTCCGCCCTATCATTTAAGACTGCACTCAAAACGGGAGCAACCCTGCGCTTTCACTGTTTATCGGCCTGGTGCGGTCCTGGTCGGCGATTCGCAAAGCCTGGAGCGACCCAACGTTCCACCTGGTGGCCACGCTCAACGCGCCACTGCTCTTAGTCGGGACGTTTGTGTTCCACTGGGTCGAGGGCTGGTCTTACTTGGACAGCTTCTATTTCTCGGCGATCAGCGCGACGACCGTGGGCTATGCTGTTGGTGGCGCTGGTCTCCCGCTTCGCCGAGGCGCTCATCCAGTCGGAGCGCGAGAAGCAAGCGCGCCTGCACGCGCAGTTAGAACATGCCCATGCGAAAATAACTAACTACGGCGCAGGCGCCGCCCAGCCCGCCTCCGACCGGCCATCCATAGCTGAGAAGGAGCACCTGCCGTGGGTCGTAGCCTCTGCGCAACGGGGTAGGCAGAGTTCCAGGTCGCAGAACTCGCAGCCGTGCTGAGTACCAGTGTACCGGCCCACGCAAACACCGAGGCGGCAAAGATCAGAAGGTGTGGTGGTGCGGCACATAGCTGACCACAGGATAAGGGTGGAGGCGTTCAAGCGAAACAAGTTGGTTGCTGAAGCTAAGCCCCGGCAACAGCCTGCGCCAGGACCTCCTGTGCCCAGGCATTAAGGCTCTTGCCCTGTGCCTCAGCCAGCATGGCGGCGCGGGCGTGCAGCAGCGGGTCCACCCGCAGCAGCAGCTTGCCGGAATAGGGCTTCTGCGGCGTGCGCCCCAACCTGGCGCAGGTCTCCAGGTAGTCGTCCGCCGCTTCTTCAAACGCCGCCCGCAATTCCGCCACTGACTCGCCGTGGAATCCCACCACATCGCGAATCCCGGCAATGTGCCCCACAAAGCAGCCGTCTTCGTCGCTGTACGCAATTTTCGCCGCGTAGCCGCGGTAAGTCATCGTGTTCATGGCTTGACTCCTGCCTGTGTCAAGAACTCTCGCGCGTCTCGCACCTGATATGGTTTCGCTTCCTTGTCGGGGTGCGGTCGGTGAAACGTCGCCACAACTCCATTCAACTCAAAGCGCACGCGAGAACCTCTCCCCTCGATAACTTGCGCACCCTACGCAACCAACAGCGCCTCTATTCGCCTCCACTCCAAATTGGTGGGAATAGGAACGCGATAGATGGCTACAAGGGTTTTTCGATGCGCAGCGTTCATCGCGCTCATGATATCATATTATGATAGCGTGCGTAATCTCACCATTGGTGCAACGTGTGGGGGGGAGGGGGTACGTCGTAGCCCTGGACGACGCAACTGCCTCTTTGCCATGATAGTAACGGCACCCAGTTACTCTGTCGAGATAGTCCACTGCCTGTCGGCAGCAAACGTGAAGGCCCAGAACTGGGACGATGCTTGTGCACAGGGAAGCAGAAGGCGCACAACAGCGCGATTGGTTGCACATCGTGCAGCCAAAGAGCTTTTCCAGATCCCAGTGCCCTCCAAAAGCCGCGGAAATACATGTAACACAAGTCTAGCGACAAGGGCGTTTAGGGCACTGAAGAAAGGTTGTGCCGCACGTGCGTTCTATGCCAAATTGCGCCTTTGCTTACTTTGTGTTAAAGTTGAGCGCATGAGCCTTAACGATGCGAAGCTTCGCATTCTCCTCCTCGTAATCCGGCAGGCTTGTCTGCAAGTGGCGCGTGGGATTGAGGAAGCGCTGGCGCTTCCCAAGCGCACCATGACTGTGGACGTGCGGCCGGCCGGCGGCAAAGGCACGGGCGTGTTGCCGGTGCTGCCGTTTGAGGATGGTGAGGGCGAAGCGGCCTTCTAACCTTACCAAGTAAATCGTACGATTTTGGTTGCCGACCTTGGGCTGCGGTGTGCGCAGTCGTATGGGTCGCCTAAGCGCATCGCTGCGATCTTTGGTCCGCAGACCACCGCATGGATCGCAAACGAAGCCACCACTTGGCACGCACAGTGTGTGCCCTGGGGTGGCTTTTTCTTTTTTGCCGAGCAGACAAGCATGACGCCAACAGTCTCCCAGCCGAAGAGCAGCCCGACCGGCGAGCAGCCGGATGCGCCGCCAAGCGCAACAGGTAAGCCGTGGGAAATGCAGCCCGGCGAGCCAAACGTCTGGTACGACCGCTTCTGGACGTTTCTGATGCTCGGCGCCGGCCGCACGATCGAGGAGTGCTACCGCGAGCGCACCGAACAAGGCGAGCGACTCAAGGGCGACCGTGCGACCGGTTACTGGTACCGCATGGCACGCGAGTACCGATGGGAGGATCGGGCGGTTGCCTACGACAAGGCCCGGCGCGATGACCTGCAAGCACGCGAAGAGGAGCGCCGGATTCAGGAACGGGAACGCCGGCGGCGCATGGTCTCCGATGTGCTCGAAGGATGTTACACCGCGCTCAAAGCTGCCAACTTGGGAGCAATGGAGGAAGCGGATGCTCGGCGGGCACTGCCTACCCTGCGCGCCCTGTTTCACGACGCCATTCAGGCATTTCGCCTTGAAATGGGCGAACCGACCAGCATCGACCAAGTGAAGGAAGAGTCAGCGCTCGCCATCACGGCCGACGACCTGGCCAAAGCGCAGCAAGACCTCATGCAGATGTACGGCGTCCTACCCGTGTGGAAAGGCGGCGCCGGTGGCGCTGGACCGGATGCAGCAGCGCCGGTGGCGACACATGGCACCAGTCTGGGCGGTCCAACCTAGAGAGGCCTATATATGGCTATGCGCAATGACGTAGACAAGAAATCCACCGCACCGGACGCCGCCGATCGCCGCGTGCAAGGTTTGCCGCCGCACGCTCTGGCGATCCTGGCGTATCTGCAGCGTCATGCCGAGACAAGTGACCTGCCGCCGACGCGGGCTGAGATACGGGCCGGCGCCGGCATCGGCAGCACGGCAACGGTGCAGCGGTGGCTGCTGCGTTTGCAGCAGCGGGGGTTGGTGCGTGTGACGCCGCATGTGGCACGAGGCATCCGGCTCACCCATGGACCAGGACGCAATTAAGCAGGAGCTCACACGGTGCTGGCTAAGCCCTGTCTATTTCACCGAGAAGTACGTGCGGATCTACAACGCGACAATTCGCGACTGGATCCCGTTCGAGATGTGGCCGGCGCAGCGGGAGGCGCTGAGCCAGATTATGACGTCGCAGTACGTCATTGTCCTCAAGGCGCGGCAACTGGGAATGTCGTGGCTCTGTCTCTCGTTTGCACTCTGGCTCATGCTGTTCCGGCCGATCGCCAACATCATGATCATGTCAAAGCGCGACGAGGAGTCGGTCGATCTGTTGACGAACCGCCTATCCAAGATGCACAGTCTGCTGCCGGAATGGATGCAAGCAGCCAAGGTGGAACGCGACAGCGCCCACGACCTTGTACTCAGCAACGGTTCGCGGGCGAAGGCGTTTCCGACGTCGGGTGGCCGCTCGTATACCGGAACCTTCGTGCTGCTCGACGAGGCGGACTTTGTGCCCTCGCTCTCCGAGGTACTGAACGCCATCAAGCCGGCGGTAGATGCCGGCGGCCAGCTCGTGCTCATCAGCACGGTAGACAAGGCGGTGCCGCTCAGCACCTTCAAGCAGCTCTTCCGCTCGGCCTATTACGAAAAGTCGAGCAACTATACCCCCATCTTCTTTTCCTGGCGCGCCCGGCCGGACCGCACCGACGCATGGTACCGGCAGGTGGCGGCCGACATGTTCCAGCAGAATCACAGCAACGACGATCTCTATCAAGAGTACCCGGACACGCCCGAGCAGGCGCTTGCCCCGCGCCAGCTCGACAAGCGCATTCCGTTCGACTGGCTGCAAGCATGTCGCGCCGAAGCCACGGCGCTGGGCGATGCAGATCTGCCCGGAGTGCCGGGCTTGACCGTGTACGTGCGCCCGCAGGCTGGGCGCCGCTATGTTATCGGCGCCGACCCGGCGGAGGGCAACCCAACATCGGACGACTCAGCGGCCACGGTAGTCGATGCCGAGACCTGGGAAGAGGTGGCTGCCTTTGCCGGCCGCTGGGAGCCGCGTGTCTTCGGCGGCTATATCGACCAGGTGGGCGTCTTTTTCAACTCCGCAGCGGTCCTGGTCGAACGGAACAACCACGGCCATGCCCTCATCATGGCGCTGGAAACCACGGGGGAGTTGACGCTCCTGCGTGGGCACAGCGACGAGAAACCAGGTTGGCTGTCCAACACGAAGGGCAACACGCTGCTCTACGATCTGGCCGCGGATGTGTTCAGAGAAGGCGCCACGCGTATCCGGTCCGCCGTCACCATCGACCAATTGGCATCCATCGAGGCGGCCACGCTCGCTGCGCCCAAAGGCATGCACGAGGACCGCGCCGATTCGTTCTGCCTGGCGCTGGCCGGGTGCAAGTGGAAGTACGTCAGCGGTATCCCCTCCACGGTCATTCCCAGCGTGGATCCGCTGGTGCAATATGACGACCGGGCGCGGGGTTGGTAGTCATTCACAAAACACTCAGCAAGAAAGGAATCTCAGATGTTTGACACACAGTTGGCAGTAACGACGTGGACCCAGGCGACAGTGACATTGGTGGTCGGCTCGCTGCTCACCTGGCTGCTGGGGGAAGCGGTGCGCTTCCTGCGCACGCGTGTTTCCGTCGAACGGCAGCGGGAGCTGTACGACGCCGCGATCTGGGTCGTGCGCTACGTTGAGCAGGAATGGCAGTCGGGCCGAATTGCCAAAGAGGTGCGCCTGGACGAGGCCATGACGGCGCTGCAGCAGCGCCTGCCGTGGATTACGCCGGAATTGGCCCGCCAGTCGATCGAGGCCGCGCTGCGGACCATCAAGGAAGTGGTGGGCGCGGTCGATGCGCCGACCCCGCCGGCACCAGTGCGCAAGTAGGCCCAGCAGAAACTGACTACCCCGGGAGCGGGTGCGCATGAAAGTCTTAATCATCGCCCATGGAGCCGACCTGACGCAGGCCACGCGCGAGGCGCAGGATGTGCTCAATATTCTCCAGGCAGGCGGCTGCAACGTGCATTTGCTGGCTAACCAGGATGTAACGCTGGACTGCTTCGACGAGGTGCTGGATCACGGGCCGTTCGACCTGGTGTGGCTCATCGTACACTCGGGTTCAGATGGTTTCCTGCTGGCCGATGAAGTGATCAGCTCGGCGCAACTCGGCCAGTGGCTGCATGCCACCCGCTGCCGGCAGGTCGTGCTCAATTCGTGTTTTTCAGCCGAGCACGTCGATGTGATCCAACGAGCAGCCACGGTGGACATCGTGGCAACCATCGATCCCAGTGGGGTCAAGGACCGCCTGGCCCGCTCCACCGGAGTGTATCTGGCGCGCGCATTTATCGACACCAGCGACTTGGCGGAGGCGTGCCTGCGGGCCTCGGGCAATGGTCTCGTGCAGTACCGGTGGTTTCCGGCCGGCGACAGGCTGCGCTCCGACGGCAGGCGCATTGGGCTGGCCGACAAGAGTGGCGACAGCAAGCTCGAAGAACAGCTCACCTCGCTGCTGCGTGCCGTCCGCGGCGATGCCGAGAACGGCTATATCGGGCTGGTGGGGCGCGTCAACGACATCCAAACGCAGTTGCGCACCTTTACCGACGAGCAGCGCGCCTGGCGCGCCGAGACGGAGCGCCGGTTGGCGACGCTGGAAGCGTCACGCAACCGGGCACTGTCCAGCCGGATCAGCCTGATCGTCTCGCTTGCGCTGGTTGTGCTGGTGCTTGGCCTATTCGTGGTGTTGAAGTGAGCAGCAGGAGTGGAGCGATGTCGTCTGTGGCCTTGTTAGTTGACTCTGCAGCAGTGGTATTGCCGGTCGAAGACGTCGCAGCACAACGTATCGGCGCGGTCGAGATCGGTGCAGTCTGTGCGGATCCAGGCGTGCGCCGGCTTGCCCGGCAGATCCAAGCCGGCGACGTTGCCTGGAACGATCTGCGCCAGCCGCGCTGGTACGAGCTCACGCTCATGCTAACCGCCTGGCTGCCGGTCAAGACAGCCGAGCAGTTTGACGCCTGCCGCCCGGTGTGGATGCCCCCGTGGGCGGCCATTACCTGGTACGTGGAGTGTGCGGACTTTGGCCGCCTGGTGGCAGAAAGCCGCCGGCATCCCTATGTGCGCAAACGCCTCTACCCGGTTGAGCGCTACGCGCTGGTGGCGCCCTATGTCAGCCGAACTTTGGCGCTGCGGCTGGCTGAACGCGCCAACGAGTGTGCCTGCGGTTCACGCGAGGCGTATACCGTCGCGCTGTATGGACATGAAGGCAGCGCCCAGGCCGCGCAGGAAGCCGAATGGCTGTGCGCAGCTTGTGCCCAAGAGGTGGATCGCCGCGTGCGCGTGTTGGCGCTGGCAGATCAATGGGACCGGGTTTTCGGTAAGTATGGCTCACGCATGATGGAGAGCCAGCTCGAAAACGCCGGGGCGCGCAGCGGGGAGAAAGGTCAAACCCGGGCCGGCAATCTGCCGGCGGCACGGGGCTGGCAATGGGAGTACCGGGCACGCACGGCGGGGCGCGTGGCGGCGGAGCAAGCGGCGCGATGAACGAACAGGGTGCGCCGGCCACGCGCCGGCAACGCGTGCTGGCGGCGATAAGGGCGTTGCTGGCGGGCAGGGTCACCCCCGTCGACGTGGGCAAACGCAACGATGGGCTCACGCCGATGTATGGAGGCAGAATGGATGGGGGTGGCTATGCCGACAAGTCGGGCGCAGAGCGTTATCAGGATCTCAACGATGCGCTGGAAGCGTGGCGGCAGAACCCGCTGGCACGGCGCATTATCAGCCTGACGACGGCCTACGTCGTGGCCGGGGGCATCCGGATTCGCAGCGAGTATCAGCCGCTCGACCAGTTTATCCGGGAGTTCTGGTTTCACAGCCGCAACAACCTGCTGCTGCGCCAGGCTGAGTGGTGCGACGAGCTGGCGCGTGCCGGCGAGTTGTTCCTAGTGCTCTTCACAAATCCTGCCGACGGCGTGTCGCATGTACGTGCCGTGCCGGCTGCACAGATCGACCAGGTGCGCTGGCACGATGGCGACTATGAGACGGAACTGGCTTATCACGAGAAAGGCGCACCCGACGATCTGGATGGCACCTGGTGGATCTCGCCCGATCATCCGGATGCCGCCGACCTGACCAGGCCCGTGATGTGCCACTATGCCGTCAACCGGCCGGTGGGCGCCGTGCGGGGGGAAGGTGATCTGGCGGCTGTCCTGCCCTGGATCCGGCGCTACAGCCGCTGGTTGGAAGACCGGATCCGTCTCAATGCAGGCGTGCGCAAGTTTCTCTGGATCGTCTACGCGCCCAAACGGCTGGTCGACGACCTGCGCGCCCGCTACAGCCAGGTGCCGGATGATGGCGCCGTGGTGATTGCGGAAGAAGGGGCCGAGCGCTGGGAGGCAGTGACCCCCAGTCTGCACGCAAGCGACGCTTCGGCCGATGGCAGGGCCATTCGCTGGATGATCACGGCCGGCGGCCCGGGCACGGGGCTGGTCGATTTCGGGGAGGGCGAGGACGCCAATCTGGCCACTGCGACCGCGATGCACGACCTGCGCTATCGCTTTCTGAGCCGGCGCCAGGCATACATGGCATGGATGCTGTGCGACGTCACGCTGCAGGCATATAAGCGTTCACGCGCGACAAGCGGCAGCAAGCGGCGCAGCGTCACGCATCTGGACTTCCTCGTCCAAGCGCCCGATATCTCGCCCGACGACAACCAGGAACTGGCCGCGGCCGCCCGGGACCTCGCAGTGGCGCTGAACACGCTGATGGGGATCGTCGGCGACTCCAAGGAACTGCGGCGTGTTTCGCTGCGGCTGTTCTCGAAGTTTGCCGGTGAGACGCTGACGGAACGCGAGATGGTAGACATTGTGGAAACAGGGGTCAAGATCGAACAAGGCGCCGGCGGGGTGTCTGGGCAGGGTCCGGAGCAAGGGCGGCCGGTGGATCAGCCGTCGGTGCGCAAGCCGATGGACCGACCGCCGCCGCAGACGCCCAAGCGGCCCAATCCCAGCCGCAAGCAAGGCCGGCCGGCCGGCAGCGCCGGCGGATCTGAGTGGGTCCCGTGGCACGAGCTGCACGGGCAAGAATGAGGGAATGGGGAATGTGTAACAAGAACCAGGGCGACGTGACAAAGTGCACCGGTGCAGGCAGAGCAGGTGGGGCGACGGAGTTAGCCCCCTATGAGCTGCCGCAGTTGGTGGTGCTGTCTGATGCAGTGGCAGGTTTTGGCGCGGGCGAGGAGAGTGGCGCGCTCGCCGACGACGTGCGTCGTGAAACGCTGGCCAAGGTGCGGGCGGGGGAGCTGACCGAACTGGAATTCGAGGCAATTGTATTTCTCGCCCGCTATCCGAACACCAACTATCTGCGCTTTCGGGAAGAGGACCTCGGCCGCTTTGCAGCTTCTTACCAAGGGCAGCCATTCCTCCGCAACCATGATGTCTATGACATCGGGTCACGGGATGGGACGATTGTCGCGTCACGCTGCGAGCAGGTAGGCGGCATCGACGGCTTTCGGCAGCGGGTGCGCCTCACCTCGCAGCGGGGTATGGAGGACTTCCTGCAGGGGCGGATCGACCGCTTCAGCATTGGCTGGTACTACGACGACGTGCTGTGCAGCATCTGTCATCAGCGCTGGTTTGACTGCCAACATGTGCCCGGCCGCCGCTACAAGCCGGAAGAGGCAAATGGCGGGCATGGACGTGAGCAGTTGTGTGAGTTGGTGTTTGTCAACCCAGCCGGCAAAGAGACAAGCGCCGTCAATGCCCCCGCTGTGCGTGGCACCCGGGTGCTGGGCGCCGAACCGGGGATGACCGGAGATCTATTAAGTATTTTGCATGCGGTACGGGAGGAATATGCCATGAAGAAAAAGTTAGCGGCCGGCGCCCTCGAGGCCACGGCCGAGTTGGAGGATGCTGCTGCGGTCATCGTTACAGGGGACGAGCTCGAGGGCGACGATGCAGTTGCCGGCGATGAAGACGAAGATGGGAGCGCAGGGCAAGTTGTGGCGGCCTCGCCACCCCCGGACAGCAGCCAGCTCCAAGCTCTGGCGCAGGTGCGGCCCCTGGCAGGAGAGCGGGACGCAGGGGACGAACGCCGGCGCTGGGCGCCAGCCCTGGGGGCGCAAGAGCTTGCCAACCTGGCGACGGCACTGGCGGAAAAGCTGGTGGCCGAAAAGCTTTCAGGCGTGGATCGGCTGCTCAACGAACAGCACCGGCGTGAACTGGACGCGCTCATTACCGGCAGCGGCCTGAGCGAAGAGGGGCAGGACGTCGTCCGCCTGGCCGTCGGCGACCTGGTGACAGCCGAGCGCGAGCGCGTGGAGAGCGTGATTACCGCGCAGCGCAAGGTGGAGGCGCGTGCCCATGAGAACGGCATCGTGCATGGCCTCAAGCCCTACGGCGGTGCGGTGAGCGGCGTGCTGGACAGCATGGACAAGTTCCGCCTGGCGTTCGAGGGCTTGCTGCACGGCGGCAAGCCGGCCCAGGGCGTGCGCCCACTGTCAGGCATCCGTGAAGCCTACATGCTGCTGACGGGCGACTTCGAGATGACGGGGATGTTTCAACGCCAGAATGTCGGGCTCGCCAACATCAACACGAGCACCATGGCGGATCTCATGGTCGAGTACATGAACAAGCGGATCATCCGCATGTTTCAGGAATACGACCGCTTCTGGGAGCCGCTCTGCCAGATCGAGGACTTCAACAACCTTCACGACATTCACTGGATCGTGGTGGGCGGCATCGGCGAGTTGGATGTCGTCAAGGAAGGTGCGGCGTACACGGAGCGCAGTTGGACGGCCGATACGCAGACGGCCGGCTGGGTCAAGCGTGGCAACTACTTGGGATTGACCCTGGAAGCGATCGACAAGGACGACACCCGCCGGCTGCAGCAGGCGCCGCGTGCGCTGGCGCAGGCGGCATGGTACTCAGTCGGCCTCGACTTCACCCGTATCTTCACCGGCAACAGCGGGGTCGGCCCCGGCATGCGGGACGGCAAAGCTTTGTTCCACACCGACCACGGCAACCTGGGCACGGCGGCGTTGTCGGTGGCATCGTGGCAGGCGACCCGGCTGGCGATGGCCAAGCAGAAGGAAGAGGGGTCCGGCTCGCGCCTGGGCGGCCTGACGACGCCGCGCTACATCATGATTCCGCGCGACCTGGAGCCGGCAGCCCTGACGATTTTCGCCTCCGAGCAGACGCCCGGCAACGCCAACAACGACGTCAATCCGGAAGTTGAACCGGGTACGACGGCTGATGCTCGTCTGCAGGCGGCGCGGCGGCGCATCATCGTCAATGACTTTATGGAAGACGCCAACGACTGGGTGGCGATGGCTGACCCACGCATCTACCCGAACATCGGGCTTGGCTATCGCTTTGGCCGCCAGCCGGAGTTGTTCTCGGTGGCCGATCCCAACAGCGGGCTGCTGTTCAGCAACGATGTGCTGCCGATCAAGGTCAGATTCTTCTACAGCCTTGGCCCGATCGACTGGCGCGGCGTCTACAAGCACAACGTGGCGGGGAATTGACCGGCAGTTGACCGGCAGGTCACGCCCATGCTGGTTGCAACCTGTTCCGCCAGCGTGGGTGCGGCCGATATCAAATCAGGCGTTACAGAGTTAGGAGAGACGGACGTGGATGGTTTGCGATTTCCCGTGACAGTTCACCTGCACGGCACCTTGGCGGCAAATGCCCAGGGTGCGTTTCCGCTGCCAATCGGCATGACGCTCGAAGCGGTGGCAGCGGTGGCCGGCAACGACAGCGGCGCCAAGCTGCAGCTCGGCGCAGACGGCGATGCCGACGGCATCATGACGGCCAAGGCTATCGGCGGCAGCGGGACGCCGCTGACATTTGTCAAGACAGACTTCGACGGCAGCCAGTGTGACGCGCGCAACCCGCCCCACTTCGCCAAGGGCACGGTGATTACCTGGCTGCTCGACTTTGACGGCGACGGCGGTGACGCGGCGGCCGACGTCACGCTTCTCTTCTCCTTTTTGGAGGGTTAGGTGATGGACCTCAAGCAGATCGCTGATGGCGGTCCTTTCGACGTGGCAGTTGCGATCCGGCTGCTGGCGGCCAAGGTCGGGGCACTGACGGGAGAGCTGCCGGTGCCGGCAACGATGGATGCCGGTGATGCCGGCGCCATGCTGGAGCGGAGTGCGGATGGCAGCAGTGCCGGCGCGGTGCAGGCACGCAAAGCGGGAGGCAGAAAGAAGCTGGGGGCTGACATGGGTGCGGATGGTGGGCCTGATGCCGGCGAGATTGAAGGCAGCGTCTGATGGTCGAACGCCTTGAGCGGCTGCGCGATGATGTACGTGCCCGGCTTGGGCAGTTGCTGGCAGGTGCGGCGCCTGATGACCAGGCGATCGACACGGCGCTGGTCGACGGGATGACAAGCCTGGTTGCAGCCTTTCCCATCCTCGAAGCCGAGGTGACGGTCGCGACCACCGGCTACACCCAGAACATCGGCGCCATCTTGCCGGATGTGCTGTCGTTTCTGAGTGTGGTCTATCCGTATGTGCCAGGTTATCCGGAAGCCGCACGCGAGCCGTACCAGGTCACCGGCTTGGGTGTCGTGCGCTTCTTCAGCGCCCGCCCGGCGGCCGGCGAGAGCATGCTCGTGCAGTACCGGCCGCGCTATGGGTTGACGGGCTTGCAGGGGGCCACGGATGACACACTGCCGGAAAAGTATGAGCCGGGGGTGGCCATGGCCGCGGCCGCCCACCTCTTGTGGATGCAGGCGATTCGCCAGCGCGCCGCCGGCGAGGTCAAAGACGCAGACTACGACCGGACAGTGGCAATGGTGCGCAACATTCTGGGCGCTGCGGAGGGAATGGTCGCCGGGGTATCTGACCGGTACGCCAATCCGGTGTGGGCAGCGGTAGGGCTGTAGGGAGCGTGGAGCGTGATCAAGTACGTGTCGGCAGCGCCGGTCCATGAGGTCATGACAGCCGAGGAACTGCGACCTTATCTGCGCATCGACGATGAGACGGCGGAAGAGACGGGCGTCATCAACCGCCTGATTGCTGCGGCCAGGAGCCAGGTCGAGCACGACACCGGCCTGCTCCTGCGGCCGCAGGCGTGGGTGGTGAGCCGCATGTACTGGCCGCGCGAGCCTTACCTCGTGCTGCCGGCGGTGCCGGTGCGCGCGGTTGAAAGCCTGGCTTATACGACAGCCGGCGGCACAGTCGTGCTGGAGCCTGATGCTCTCACACTGGAGGCGTATGAAGATCGTTATGCGCGTGTGGCGCTGACCGGCGGCGCGGCGTGGCCTGGCAGCCGCCTGGTGCTGCCGGGCCTGGTGTGCCGGTTCGAGTGTGGTTACGCCGCCTGTCCCGAGGACTTGCTGGAAGCGGTACGCGCACTGGTCGCGTATTGGTACGACAATCGCGAGGCGGCCATTGCATCGACTGCCTACAAGGCGGATGTGAGCGTCCTGCCGCTGCGCTACCAGGACCTTGTGACGGCGCGGCGCGTCTGGCGCAGGTAGCGGTGCAGGCATGGCGCGGGCGGGGGACTTCAATCATCGGGTTGGGGTGCTGCGGTATGTGCAGGCGACCGATGCCATCGGCGCGGCGCGGCGGCAGTGGGTAGAGGAAGGCAAGCTCTGGTGTGCGGTCGAGCATCAGCACAAGCCAGGCGACTATTACTCCAAGCCGGCGAATGCGATGGTCGCGGATGCGCCGGTGTGGTTCAGGACGCGCCGTGGGCAGCAGGCGCGCAGCGTGACGCGGGAGATGCGGCTGCGCCATGAAGGCAAGGACTACCGCATTGTCGACATCCAAGACGCCACGGGCCGCAACCGTGAGTTGCGGCTTCTCTGCCAGGAGGTGACGGAGTGATCGAGGCGATGCTGCTGGGGCGCTTGAAGCGGCCGGGGGCGGCAACCGCCGCAGTGGTGGGCGACCGGATCCACCCGGACTTCGTGCCGGAGGGCTGGCCGCTGCCGGCGGTGTTCTACCGCCGCATGAAGACGCCCACCACCTACAACACCGACGGCACAATCGACCATCAACGGCCGGTGTTTGAGTTCGCATGCGTGGCAGCCCAGTTCGAGAAGGAGCAGGCGCTGGAGACGGCGCTGGCTATCTGCGCCGATTTCAGGCAGTGGTCGGCGGTGGCAGAGCACGAAACAGTGCACGGCGTTTTTGTCGACGACGGCGGCGACCAGTACGACGGCGAAGCGCGGCGGCATGTGGTGACGGTGAGGGTTGAAGCAATCTATACGACGCACCAGGCGGCGGGTGATGGGTGCAGGACGAGTTGAGGAGGACGAATGAGTGCACCGCTTTCTGTAACTTCCAGCTTTGCTCTCTACAAGCAGACGAGCAAGGGTGTCGCCGGCGGAACTGATGGGGTCTGCGGCCGGTTCCAGCAGAGCAATCTGCAGGCAGTCTATGAGTACATCGAGGCCGATGCTGAGCATTTCTGCGGGCTCAACTTGCGCCCGACGGTGCGCAAGACGACCTCGTACAAGTCGGGGTACAGCGTGCAGTTTGGCGCCATGGGCCTGCTCTACAGTGATTTTCTGGGCATGCCGCTGTTGGGTCTGGGCTTTGTCGATGCCGTGAGCGGTACGGGCGATTACGTGCATGAGTTCACGGTGGGCAACCGGGCGGACCACGGCTGGTTGACGGCGCTGCAGTCGCTCGGGGACGGCGCGGACAAGTATGCGCGCCTGGCAGTGGACAGCCGCATCGAGCAGCTGCGTATCGACGTCGGGCCGCAGGGCATGACCGGCGCCTTTACGGGCGTCGGCATCGAGGAGAAGGCGGCGGCCGGCACAGAGACGCCGGACCTGGAAACCGATCTGATGCTGCTGCCCTCGAAGGGCGCAGCCACCATCAATCTGGGTGGGCTGGCGTTTGCGGCGACCGTGCGCGGCCTGCGCCTGATGATCTCCAACCCGCTTGACAAAAAGGAACAGGCGCTCTTTAGCCTGAAGCGCGGCGACCTGGCCGCGACCGGCCTGGAGATCGGGGGCGTACTGCAGGGCATCGACATGGACTATGCGACCTACAAGAAGCTGATGTGGGGCGGCGTCGCCGGTACGGGGCCAGTGCAGGGTGCGGTAAGCGGCGACATCGACGTCAAGTTCGAGTCGGCGGGCATTATCACAGGGGGCACGAAACCGGCCGCGCTGCAGGCAATCATGCCCAAAGTTGAGTTTCGCCTGGGCCAGTTCCAGGCGCGCGGCCGTGACCTGGTGCGGGGCGACATTGCATTTTTGATGATTGACGACAACGAAAAACCGGTGTCGCTCAAGCTGACGAACGGCCGGGAAGCCTACTAAGCGGCCAGGTTGATTTTTCGCGAGTTTTGGAGGCGGGCCGCGCGTGGCGATGTGATGCGGAAGGCGAAAGCGCAGGCGCAGGCCCGCCAGTCACGAAAACGCCGGCGCAGGCAGCGCCAGCACAGCCAGCGCAAAGGCGCACAAAGGAGCGCACGAATCATGGGTATGTCGGCAACGTTGACGTACCGCTTTGATGAAGGGGAGCACCCGGATCTGGAAGCGGTGCGGGTCGTGGTGGGTACGGGTTCCATGCGGACGATCGGCACGCACAGCCGCCTGGTGCGCCTGGCGGGGGAGGTCGCCGCGGCGGAAAACAAGGCCGAACAGGATGCAGAGCGTGCAACAGCGCTTGCTGCGGCCGCGGCCTCGGTTATGCAGCCGGCGGATGGCGCACGCCAGGAGGGGGATGAGGACGACGAAGACAATGACGAAGCTGAGGCAGGGCCGCAACCCGTGCCGCCGGACAGTGAGGAACGGCCGGAAGACGTCGTGCGGGTGAATCTGTACCGGCGCTGGGCGCTGCTGGCAGCCGTCACGCGCAAGATTTCCATCGTCAAGCGCGGCCGGAAGGCGAAAGAACTGGATCCTGAAGACCCGGACAAGTGGCCGTGGCAGGAGGCAAGCCTCGAGGCGTTGGGGTGGGACCAGCCAGGGCCGGTCGTCGATCTGCCGGCAGACCTGTTTACGAGCTGGGAACTGTACGCGCAGCGGGTGAACCCGGGCACGTTTGGGCCGCCGCTGACGGGCGCCACCAAAAAAAAGACGGGCCTGATCAGCGTGATCTGATCGACGAGTTTCTGCTGGGCCTCTTGCGGCCGGCGCAGAAAACGAAGTTCATAACGGAGGAAGACCTGGAGCGTGCCGAGGGGGAGAAGACACCCCTATGTGATGAGGCGCACCTCCAGGTCTTTTCGATCTGGTACCAATTTGGCGGCATGCGCCGTCCCCTGACGCCGGTGGAGGCGGCCGAGATGCCTGCCGACCTGGCCAAGGACTTTGTGTATTTGCTCAAAAGGATGCGGGAGCTGGCCGATGCGGAGACGGCGATCGGCGAGTTCGTGCAGCCGGGTATCTATCACGACGAGTCGCCTGCCGAGGCGCTCTATCCCGGCGACCGGAGGAACGTCCCCGGTACGGTAATGGGAGATCTAGATGGGCATGCTATGGGGTAGCCTGGATTGGCGTTTGGGCGAGTCTGATCCAGAGACAGAAGCTGAGATTGCCGTGCTGACGGGCAATCATCCCGATCCCAATGCAACGACGGCGGCGCGTGATTCCTTTGCGCAGGCGCCAGGGTATGTCCGGCGGGAGCAGGTGTTAACGATGCTGGCCGCCGGCGAGATGCCGGGCACAGGCGGCAGCGTGATGCCGGTGCCCGTTCCCACACCTGTCCCTGCGTCACTGCCCACACCCATGCCGCTGCCAGCAGTGACGCCCGTGGTGGCGCCCATGGTGACGCCGGTTCAATCCCAGGCGGCGCAGAGAGCCGCGGAGCCGGCAGCGGACGGGAACTGGTTCTGGGGTGGGATTGGCGCCTGGTTCAGCGGGGGCGAGCACACGCAAGACGAGCCGCGTGGTTCGTCAGTCTATGGCATTTCGCTGGCCGGCGCGCAGAAAAACATCGAGTACCTGCCTGGCGGCGAACAGGACGTGTTTAGCGGAGCGCGCAACTGGCTCTATTCGTCGGGCGCAGTGACGGCGGCCGTCAAGACCGTAGAAGAGGAGCAGATTTGGCGTGCGCCCTGGAACATCGGGCACTTCGTCAATCCTCTTACGGCGGCCGAGGCTGCCGTCGACGTGGCGAAGCCCTGGTGGCAGCAGGTGGAGGCAGTTGGCGCGTTTGGCCAGGCAGTGTGGGGTGACATCGAGCACAATCCGCTGATAGGGCCGCCGGTGCAGCTTTCGACACGCACCGGGGCGACCGTGCTCTATGGCGGATTGCAGGCGGTGGGCGACCTGATTACGACGCCGATCGGGGGACATCAGGACGAACGTACGGGTGTTATCCAGGGCGGTTTGTCGGTGCTGGAAGCCGCGCGTGGCCTGACGCAGGTCGTGGTGGCGCCATTGATCAGCGGGCCGAACCCGGAGCCGATGGCGCCGGACCCTGCGCTCAGCCAGCCGCTCAATCACGACCTGGGCTATATGTATGCCTATGAGGCCGAGCAGCGGGCGCAGCGCGCTTACCAACAGTATCTGCACGACAAGCAGGTGCAGGGCAATCCAAACGATGTGGCGGCTTCGTTGGCCGAGGGCGCAGGGCTGGGGGTGGGTTTGCGTCCGAACAAACAGCCCGAGACGCTGGGCGAGTATATTGCCAATCTCGGGACGCTACCGCAGGTGTACGCAGGGATGCAGGCGGCACGCGATCCGGAAGCCTACAGCATTTCGCTCGGGAGCCTGAGCCCGGAGGAGGCCGAAGCCTGGCGCATGCTCCAGCGTTCGGCCTGGGGCGTGCGTGACACCCAGGGGCCAGGTTGGCTGAATGTGGCGCAATCGTACACGGCCAACGTGCGCTTTATCCAGCGCAAGGATGAGGCCCTGGCCAAGCTGGACCAGGATATCAGGTTGATGGGCATCCTGGCGCATGCAACAGTCGATTTGGGGCGCACGGCCGACGACGAGGTGCGCAAGGTGCTGGCGGACAATGGGCTTGAGTTCATGCTGCGGGGCATGCCGTTTGCGCTGCCCGCGCAGCCGAGCGCGTTCGGCACCTGGGGGCGCATGCAGCCGCCGGCCGACGACACCTGGATGTACCGGCAGGACCCGGTGTACGGCCAGGGCTGGCAGCGGTCGGAAGATGACTATCTTGAGGCGCTGATGCTGTTGGGGCGGGCAGGGGAGCTTCAGGTCGTCGATTCCGCCGGCGGTATGCGCTATATGGACCCTGTCCATCAGTGGCTGTACGAGCGGGGGCTGATTGGCACAGCGCAGTACAGCAACGAGCAACTGGCGGCTGCGTATGCGCAGGACCGGACGGCCAAGTCCCAACAGGCCGGCCTGCGGTATGGTCTGGTGGGGCCGCAGCGGGACCCGCACCAGTTTGGCATCAATCCGCAGGTCTTCGGCATGACACAGAATGACGTCGATGCCGCGTTTGAGGATATTCGGGAGCGAGCCGGGGCAGTCCAGACGCTGCTGCGCGTCCAGCGCAACGAGCTGCGCACGATGGATCAGCTGGACTGGCAGGGCAAGATGCTGGACTGGCGGCCACTCCTGCTGTGGGGCATGCTGCTCGACCCGTTTGACTGGTATGCGCGGGGGGCGGACGCACTCGGGCTCAGCTCGAAGGCGCTGCGCCGCGGCCTTGAGCATTTCGGTGTCGTCGAACTGCAGCAGGGAGATGCAGTCAATAACATCGTGCGGGGCGCGCAGGGGCGCGGGCCGGTGCGCACCCCGGGCGACGTGCAGGGCATGGTGACGATGCATGGCGGCCTGGGTTTCGTGAATCCTGCCGCCGGCGCCGGCATTCCCGAAGCGGGGTACACAGCCGACGACATCATTGAGATGGTCGCAGAAGGGGCCAGGCTGGATGCGGGGACAGCGATCCGGGCGCGGGCGCGTATCCACGATGCGTTTGTGCACGGAGGGCTGATCGATGGTGTCAAGGCCTTGGGCGGTGAGGCGGCGCTGCCGGAGACGGGTACGCTGGCCGAGTTTCTGGCGCAGACGGGCGGTGAGGCGCGGTCGGCGCTGGGCCTGCTTGACGTGGCCCAGGTTGACGATCTTAGCGATCTCAGCGGCTACGTGTACAAGGGCCTGGCGATTCCGGCCCACCAGCAGTTGCGCCTGCCGCATGGCTTCGGCGAACTGGACAAATTGTGGGGCGCGGATACGGCGACGCTTGCCCTGCTGCAGAAGGACATTGCCAGCCGGTTCGTGGTCAACATGTTCCGTGAACCGTCGCGGGCCGAGGTGCTCACCGATCTGGCGCATAACCTGACGGATGTGCCGGTTTGGCAGCGGGACGCATATGGCTATTTGAGCGAGGCGGCGCAGGCGCTGAGCCGGGAAGATCCTGCCTACGTAATGCGGATGCCCTGGCACGACGCAGCGCTGGAGAATCATGGGGCGGCGCAGGGCGCGTATCGAACGATTCTGGGCATGGCCGAGCTGGCGCCGGAAACCGGCATCCATGTGGATGTCTACAACGTCGGCTATGACCCTGAAACAAAGAGTCTGCTGGTCCCGATGCGCCTGGATGGGTTGGAGGATGACAGTCTCTGGCTCATGGGGAATATGCATAAGAATCCCAAAGCGGTGACGCGGGCGGCAATGACGACCGATATCGCCTGGCTCAAACACGAGTTGTGGGGTGTTGAGGAGGCGGGCGGCGGCAACCGGGTGCCCGGCGGGCCGCTGGCGACTTTCGAGCAGCTATACGGCACGCAAGAACAATATGTCGCCGCGACGCTGCACGATCTGGCGGTCGAAAAGAGCAAGGCAGGCTTGTCGGAGCAGCAATTGGCGAGCAGCAAGCCAAGTGATTGGGACAAGATCAAAGCTTCAAGCGTGTTCGGCGCCGGTGAGCTGGCGCAGATGGAGGCGGAGATCAAGCAGGAGTATCAACAGTTCAGGAATTGGTTCAACGAGCCGGATGAGTCGCCGTTGCCCAATTATGCGCTGGATCGCATTGTTCGGCAGGAGGTGGGCGAGGCGCCGATTCGCAACAACTACTTCTTTGACATCCAGGTCCTGGAACATGCACGGCGGCTTGCCACTGGTTACGACGCAGAGGCCACGGAATTCTTCAGGGCGCTGGTGGAAAGGAAGCCGGATCGGTTCCGCCAGGCGCAGGAGCTGCTGTACCGCTATGGGGTCTGGCTGAATCCGCAGTTTGAAGTGACGGAGAATGGCAAACGGACGCTGGCTGCGGTCGGCCTCTCTACCTACGCCGACATCAGTGGCGCGAACTATGCGGCCTACCGCGATGTGCGCGTAGGCGCCGATACCATGGGGCCGGCGCCGGCGCTCCCGAATCCGTATACCCTCGCCTTTGACCAGAAGACCTATTGGGACGAGCAGTGGCAGTTGAGCGGCGGCCGCCGTGCGGAGAAGCCGAACTTTGCGGAATATCCCAGCGTGCCCGAGGTGCTGCTGCGCACCTTCGACAATACCGAGGGCGCCATTCGTCTGGAGAAATCGCAGGCCGCTGCCGCACAGGTGGGGATTTACAACGCCGAGAAATGGCTGTTTGAGATGCTGGCGGGAGCGCCGGCCGATCTGCCGCGTGGGTCGAAAATCACGGCGTCGTATATCGACGCGCAGGCGAGCAAGGGCTGGGCGCTGCTGGATGGTACGGGGCAGATGCACGCGCCGCCGGCAGTGGGGCAGGTGGACCTGAAAACCTTGATGCTCGCCGACGTGGTGCTGGAGCAGAAGGGGCTCGACTACTACATCGACTGGGATGCGGTCACACGCGGGGCAGGGGGCTACGACCTGGCAAACGTTCCGCTGATAAAGGGCCGCCCCGAGCAACTGCAGCCGTCGGCGTGGCGTTCGGGCTACTTGCGCATGGACGACAAGCTCTACCAGGCGCAGACAGTTGTTCAGCATACGCGCGTAGGACCGAGGGGGGTGAGTGCGGCCGGGGCGGCTTCCCAACTGGATCGCATCCGGGTGCAGATGTTGCCGGAGTTGATGGAGACCTGGGAGGCAGGCGGCAAAGGCAGCATGACAGTGGGTGCCCCGGAGCTCGGTGCGGCATACCGAGATCTGTCGCGCGCAGCCGTCGATGCGGGTCTGGTGGTCGAACTGTACAAGCCGACAAAGCTGGACGACGGCTCCTATCAGCTCAACTACCGGCTGCGGACGCTGGCAGCCGGCGACGAGGCCTGGGCGCGGGCGAGCGGCGATCCGGCCAAGGTGATGCAGGGTTTCAAAGCGGAAACGCTGGCAGCGCTGGAGAAGTACCAGCCTCAGGTCGATCGCCTTGTGGCAGGCTTTACGCACTGGAAGTCTGCGTACGGTGTAACGAATCCCATACCGTACATCGGAGCCACAACCGTTGGGTCAAGCTGGCAGCCGCCGGAGTCGTGGGTCGATTGGACGCGTGGGCCAGTGGCCGCGGCGCCCTATCAGATGAGCCTGGGGCTGGTGCAGCCGTGGATGACGGCGCCGAATCCGCTGCAGGTAGCGCCGCCTCCACTTGCGCCGGAGCCTTCGTTCGCGCCCGGGTCCGGGTTGATCAGCGACGAGTTCATGACGAGGCTACCGGCCGCGTGGGCCGCGCCAGGGCAGGGACCGCTGCCGGCGACGACGGATTTTTTGACGATCCTTAAGCAGGGCAACGATCCCAACTACCTGTACATGACCCCCGTCGACGGTTCGGCAGGGCTTAGGGGCGACAACCTGGTGCTTAAAAACCAGGAGTATGGCGCAAGCCGCGGCTGGACATTTTATGGCGCGCTCGAGACCTTGGCGCGCAAGTATCTTGTGCCGATTTTCGGCACGCCCCAAGGGGCGGGGGCAACCACGCCGGTGCTCACACGGGCGATTCCGCACGGCGGTTCCTTGGAGTTTGCCCCAGGCGAGAATGCGTATACGGCGCCAGCCCAGCAGGCGGCCAGTGTGGCCCAGCAGGCAGCCAAGACAGCGGAAAAGGTATTGGCTGATGCGTCGAATGGGGTAGTGGCGGGGATGGTAGCCGAAAACGCGGTGGCGGCGGCCGAGGCGGCCGCAGTCCGAGCCGCGGAGCTCAAGGCAAAGGCGCAGCCAAAAAAGGTGGAAGAGCCGAAGCCAGGGCCGCCGCTGACACAGGCCCCGCTGGATGCGATGGTGGTCGGGAGCGACGCACACGGGCGGCAGATTTTCTACGTTGCGCCGGGAGTGACGCAGCCGGGACCGATGTCGCAGGCACGGATCGGGCCGATAAAGTGGCCGGGTGAGCAGACGCCGGGGTCAAAGGCCTTTGGACCTGGGACAGGCATTGCGTCAAGCCGGGGACGCAAAGCGGGGCAGGCGCCGGCGGCACATGATGCTCATCTCATGGGCCCGCGCCTGCCGATTACAGAGGAAGACTGGCAGCGTGAGGCGGAAAACGCCGAGAAATTTGATGTCTGGGGCACAGACGAGACGGTGCCCGGGGACCCAGATCGCGCCGGCTATGCGCTGGCAGGAGAAAACCGGGAAGCCCAGCGCCTGGAAAACAAGTCGGCCTGGGACCTCGAGTTTGGCGGCAAGTCGATGCAGGACAGCGGCTATCTCAGCACTGAGTGGCTGGGCGACGACGACAGCACGCTCGCAGGCATGGAAGTACAGCCGGCACCGCCAAAGGTGCCCTATGGCGAGATGCCGCGCGCACTGTCGGAGTACGACCAAAAGAACGGCCTTCTGCAATTCTATATCGACCGGGTCGAAATGTTCCGTGATTCGCAGCACGGGCCCAATCCGCCGGCAGCGCAACTCGTGCAGGAAGTAGAGGCTGCGTTGGCAAGTGTGCCGCTCATCAAGGTAGCGCGGGATACGCTTGAGACGTTTGCCGGCGCCAGAGGCATGACGCGCAAGCTCATCGGCGGCTACAGCGGTGTGTCGCCGGTGGCGGGCGAGTGGATCTGGAACGAGGCCAAGAAGCAGGCCGAATGGGTGGCGCGGCAGATCAATATTCGGGGCACGGGAGTCCACGTCGATCCGAACCCAGCGCTGAAATGGGGTGAAGGCTGGAGCTTGGAGTTTCCGGCGGGTTCCTACACCTCGGCAACCCCGATCACCTTGACCGACAAGGAGGCCAAGTCAGCCTATCAATTGCGCCCGGCACAGAGCGGCGGGGCGGCCGATGAATTTTGGTGGTGGGGCGCCCACTACTGGTACAACCCCGCCGCAGGCCAGGCAGAGAAGATCAACGTCAAGGGTGCGCAGGTCAAGAACTGGACAGTGGTGGCGGAGCGGCCAAATTACACCGTGATCCGGCCGGCGCTCAGCTCGCCCTGGTACTACGCCGACGAGGCGCACCGCTACCGGCAGATGCCGGAGAGTTGGCGGGTCATGGACCTTGACGAGTTCGACGTGCATGTGCCGGATGAGGAGTGGGATGATTTCAAATTCCGGCTGACGGCGGATGAAGGTGAGCTTGCAGCGCAAGAGCGGGCGTGGCCATTCCTGTTTACACCGGCGCATGAGTTTGCGCGGAAGTTCAATTTCACCTACTCGGACCAAGTGCCGGACAGCCAGCTGTATACGCCGTGGCCATCGGAGCTGGCTTACGAGGCCGAGGTGGCGCGCCTGGCCAAGAAGGCGGAGATGGAGCTCAAGATTCGCAGCAGTGTTCCGTTCTTCCACGACAACATTGCCTGGCTTGAGAACTATATCCGCAAGACCATGGGCGTGACGGATCCGGACGAAGTCGCCGACCTGCTCCGGACCATGTACGACCTGTCGGTGCAGAGACACCAAGAGAAGGCTGCGGCCGCTGCGGCTGCGGTGCCGGCGCTGGTGAATCTCAAGCAACAACAGGATGCCTTTGACGAGTTTCTGCTCGCAATTCAGGAGGTGGTGCCGCCCACAACTGCGGAGGGCTGGGTGGAGACAGGCAGGAACTACCTGCAAAAGGCGCTGGGTGATTTTGCCAAGTGGGTCGATGCAGCGCCCAAAGACCTGACGCCAGAGGAAGTGGCCGCAATGGCGGAGCGCCAGGCACAACGAGTCGAGCAGGCCGAGATGGCAGCCGATAACTATGCTTGGGAAGTGAACCGAGCGCGATTGGCGCAGGACCAAGAGCAGCAGGCTACCCGGCTTCCGGGTAAGGGCAATTGGCAGATTGTCGGCACGTTCGACGACGTGGCTGTCAGATTGCAGTATCGCAATGCCAAAGAGGGAGATGCGGTCTTTGCGGTCTACCCGCAGACGCGCATCGCGCCGGCAAGCTTCCAACCCTGGTGGAAGGGTATGAAGAAAATTCCGGAAGAGCAGCGCGAGCTATACATTGCGCAAGCGCCTTGGCTGACATCCGGTTTTGAGGGCGAGTATGTTTCGGTCGTGCCTGAAGGGTGGGCGCCCCCTGTCAAAACGGCAAGCCCAGTCGCAGAGGTTGGCGGCGATGTTGGGGACATGTTGGGTCCGCCGGCGCAGATTGGGCCCCAGCCGAAGAATGTGGCGCGGAAACAGCATCGATGGGCGGACCATTGGAAGCTGACGCCGCTGCCGGGACAGGCCGATGACGGCACAGTGACGATGCATGGCGGGTTCGGCTGGGTGAAGACGGATGCCGGGCAGTTCCCGGCGCCGGTTTCGAGCTTGACGCCAGAGGAAAAGGAGGCGGTGCGCACGCTGAACAAGGCGCTCCAGACCGGACAGCGTACCTATGACTCGTTACGCGAAGGTGAGTGGGAGCTGATGTTCCGCGCTTGGGAGGGCGGCGGATTCGGGTCGCCGCGTCCGGGGGAGGGCTGGCCGGCGTGGGCAGCCGCACGGCGCGAGAAGTGGCTGAACTATGACAGTTGGGTGCGCAGCCATGCGCCGCGAGGACAGGCAGGTGTACGCCCCTTTAGCGGGAACGCCAGCGCCATCAGCAGCGCGATCGGCGGCAAAGGGTCAATGACGGCCGCCGACTTCGCAGCGAACCTCCATTCCTCTGCCGGCAAGGGCGCCGTGTATGCACCAGGCCGGATGCGGATCCTGGATGTGGTGCCGCAGGAGAATGGGCAGTACGTGGTGATTGCCTATGAGACTGGGGGCGTCACCGCCTATGTCATGGATGATGTGATGCCGCAGATCCTGGCCACCGACAAGGTGGTGGAGATCAATCGCGGCGTTGCGTTTGGCGTGGGTGTGGAGTCACCGCTGGAGAAGAGGCTGTGGCTGGGCGAGCATGGCGTCATGCCCGCATACGGGGCAAGCATCGAAAATACGGGGCTGAACGCCGTGCGCGGATCGCAGTACGGCTATGCGGCCAAGGCGACGCGCGCAGAGCAGCTGGCAGCAATCGAGGCCGAGGCGGCGCAGCGTGCTGCACAAGCTGCGGTGCCGCCTGCTGCCGAGGTTACTCCCGATCTCACACTGGAGCCTGGTGCTGTACCTGGATCGGAGATGGGGGGGCCGGCTGCGCAGGCAACGCCAGCGCCGGATGGGGTCTATGCAGGGACGGCATCGCTGCTGCGGGAGCTGGGCTATCGCCCCGAAGAGATTGCCCAGATGACGCAGGCGGAGGCAAGGGCAGTGCTCGCGCGGGGCGGCGATTGGTTCAATGATATCGGTCAGCCGGCGGGCGAGGATATTGCAGTTGAGCGGGCAGTGACGGGAGCCGGGCCGGTGACCGGCAGTTTCGCAGCGCCGGCGACTCAGCACGTCGAGGGCGATCGGATCGGCTGGACGCTGCGTGTGCGCAACGAGCAGGGGCTGTCGGCAGTCGGGCTGGTCGTCGACGAGGCGGAGGCCGGCGCAGCGTCCATGTACTTGGTGCGGATGCGCAACGGGCAGGAGCAGTGGATCAGCGACGCGCATGCCCAGTTTCTGACGCCGGCCAACGCGGCAACCAGGGCGGCCGCGCTGGCGCAGACAGCCGCGCCGGTGGGGGCGCGTGGGCCGGCGCCTGGCATGGTCGGGCCGTACACACCGGGAACAGCGCTGCCGGCAGGGCCGAAGCTGGATATTCGGATCGGCCGGACGGTGAAAGTACAGGGCGAGGATGGCCAGGTAACCACCGGCGTGCTGACGGACACCGATAGCGATGGCTACGAACTGTGGGGGCGTGTGCGCCTGGACGACGGCAGCGAGGGCTGGTATCGGCGTGATCAATTTGAGTACGAGGGGCCGGCCACCATCGAGAGCATGACGCCGAAACCGGCGGTGACGGGAACGGTCAAGCGCGGGGTGTCGGATTTGCAGCTTGGCGTATTCGGCAAGGTGACCGATTTGCTGCCGGCCGCCTATGCCGATGCCATGGGCACGCTGCAAACGCGCAACATCTATGAGCAGATGGGAGCCGACACCTATCGGGTCGGCGGAGTCTGGCGAGGACCGCTGGCGCAGTCGGAGGGTGCGCCGCCGCAGTTTCATGCCGGCGACGTGGTCGTGGCCGGCGCCGGCGGCCAGTCCGAGCGCGCGCAGATTTACGGGGTAGGCACGTATGAGGACCCCATCTTTGGCCTGCGCGAGGGCTACAAGCTGCACGACGGGCGCGTGGTGCCGGCGGAGAGCGTGCGGGGGCTTATCGCGCGGAACCCGCTGGGAGCGCCGTTGGCCCCAGAGCCGCTGCAGATGACCTTGATCGAGCAGGCGCAGATGCGCAAGGCATATGCCAGTGGAGGCGCAGTCGGTGAGACGGCTGCGGCAGAGAACAGACCGGTGGAGCTTGAGGTACTGCCGGGCGCGCCGGGCGATGATGCGGCCGCCGTTCCTGTGCCGTTCCAGGAGCTCGTTGCGCCCGCGGATGCTGCGGCCGGCGCAGGTCGGGAGCCGCGGCCATCGACGGGGCCAAGTGTGCTGGATGCGCCGCCGCCGGTGACTTCCAACATTCTCAATCCGCAGGCTTTTGGTGCAGAGCCGGACGATTGGGAACCGCCGGCAGGCATACCATCCAGTACGGACGAGGTGCCGCCACCAGGCGTCGAGGGAGCGGCACCGGCGCGGCCGGCGACTGGCGCCGGCGCGAGGGAGCTCGACGTTGCGCCTGACAGCACTGGCGCGCCGCTAATGATTACGCAGCGCGTGCGTGGGCAGCTGATAGGGATGGGGTACAGCAGCGCGGAAGTCAACGCAATGCAGCCTGAGGAGGCGTGGGCGGTTATCGATGCGTATGAAGATGCAAGGGTGGGGACGGGTGCAGTTTCGGGCGCAGTCTCTGGTGCAGGCCCTGGTGCGACTGGTGCCGGGGCCGGTGGTGCTGGCGGTACTGGCGGCGTTGGCGCTCGGGGGATTGGTGCTGGCAGTGGTGCTGTCGGTGCTGGTACTGGCAGCCCTGGGGGGCCTGTGGTGGCTGGGCCTGGGGTTGTTGGGCCTGGAATCCCTGGTGGCGCTGGCGCTGGTGGGGCCGGTGGTGTTGGTGGCGGTGCTGGTGGCGCTTGGAGTGGTGGCGGGCGCGGCAATCCAGGTGGTGCTGCGGGCAGTGGTGGCGGCGGCCAGACGCTGCCGCCGGGAGGTGCGGCCGGTGCGCTAGGTGCGGGGCCGCAACCCTGGTATCAGCAGGGTCTTCTGGGCGCCGCAAATGCGTTTTTTGGGCCTGGCGGTGGGCTGCCCAATGCCCTGACGGCCGTCGCCTCAACAGTGGGCATGGCTGGGGGCGCGGCTGGCAGGGCGGCCGGTGCGGCCGGCGGGCACGGTTACAACACGCTGTTTACTGTGGCGCAGTGGGTTGATAACCGCATGCCGTGGGCCGACACGGCCAAGACAAAGGCGGCAAAGTTCCGCGATCAGTGGGGCATGGTGGCGTCCATGTTCACCTCGGCGACCACGGATCAGATGGAGTTGTCATTCCTCATGGATGCCTGGGCGGCCGATCCCGAGGGCTTCATGGCGCGGGGTGTGGACCTCCATGGGGCATTTGCACAGGACTGGAAGCGCACCCAACAGCAACTGCAGACGGCTTTTGGCTCGCCGCGGTCGCTCAGCTTTGCCAACCTGGAGGCGCAGGCCGACGAGTTCGGCTACTTCAGCTTTGACCCGCGCCTGTTTGGCAACGAGGAAACGGCCGCCACACTGCCGATCATCTACTGGATGAGCCCGGCGTTTGGCAACTTTGCCCAGACGGTGCGCAGCGTGCCGGCGCAGCGCTGGGGCGGCGGCGAACTGTTTGCCAACATGTTTTCGTCGTTTCTCGACGATGCGGGCACGGCCTACTATGGGATGACCGCGCCCGGACCGCTCGGCAAGGTGCTCAAGACGGCCGGCGATCTGCAGCGCCACGTTCAGGCCGAAACAGTGCTCAATCTAAATCCCGGCAACTGGATCGGCAACTGGATTGGCGCCTGGGCGACGACCGCCTATGAGGGGTACGGCTCGCTCAAGACTACCGACGAGTTTATCAGGCAGACATACAACCTGTTCAATGCGGCGCCGACGGAGCGCCTGCGGGATTCGCTGGAAGGCCGGCCGACCGGCTCACAGGCACACCTGACCTGGTCGGAATCACGCCTGTTCCGCCCTTCCGCCTGGCTGCAGGGCCTCGAACCCTTGGTGCAGTTCTTCACACCGCGGCAGAACAAGCAGGCGGTGGATGCCTGGTTTGGCCAGGCCGAAGCGATGGCTGATCGCCATAATCCGCTGGCGTTTTTGGCGCTGGCGTCCGATACGACGAACCGGTGGTGGACGACCATGACGCATGTGCCGGGGACCGGCGGGCGTGTGCGTTTCGGCGAGGCCGCCAACTACTGGGGCGTCTTTGGTGCCGCGCAGGAGGATGCGCTTGACTTCAATCTGGCGCATGCGGTTGACCAGACGCTGCTGATGATGACGGTTGACGATGTGCTGGCCGCTTCCCCGGAGGGCCAGGCGGCCGTCACCTCGATCATGGGTGCTGTGCCAACGGCGGCCGGCGAGGCCATGAGCCGGAGTGCGTTTGCGACTGAACTGCAGAAGGTAATCGGCACGGTGCAGGACCCGGATGTGAAGGCACGGCTGCAGACGTATGTGGGCGACATGCTGCTGCATGATTTTGATACCGCGGTGTTCGCCGCGCTGCGCACGGGCTTCAAAGGCGCCAACAAAGTCATGCTCAATCCTGAGTATCAGAAGAACATCGATACCTGGATGGCGCCCTTCTTTGCCTTTCACTATTTCACCACGCGCACGGCCGCCAACTGGGCAGGCCGGATTTTGACGGACCCACGCGCGCTTGGCTGGTGGAGCCGCTGGGAGCGGGCGTCGGACCAATATGCCGAGCAGAACGAGGTGCCAATTCGCTACCGGGGCTATTTGCCGGGACCGAACGGCTTCATGCTGTCGAACCCGATCAATTTCCTGCTGGGCATCAACAAGATGATGGCGGGCGCGCCGCCGAATCCGGATCGGGCGGAGAATCTGGGTGACCTGGCGCAGCAATGGGCCGGGATGCTCAATTTGCGCTTTATGCCAGGATGGACCGCGCTGCTTGCGCAGGATCCGCGGAACCTATGGGGCGGTTTCTTCCCGCAGGGCGAGATGGTGGGGCAGTTGGGTGTGCTGGCACAGGCAGCCGGCGGCATGCTGCTCAACACGATGTACGAGGACGACTACGCAGCTATGCGCAAGGGCCGGGCGATTGGGGCCAGTACGATTACGACCGGCGACGATGATTACGATGTGCAGCAGGACGCACTGCTGGCGCTGCAGGCGCTGCTTGAGGCCATGTACGGCATGCCGCCAACCGAAGAGATGACACCAGGGTCACAGGCGGCGCTTGCGTACGGGGAACGCAAAGTGGCGTTCGAAGGTTTGGTGGCAGGATTGTCGCGCTTCCTGGGCGGCTATACCGTCAAGGCGCCAATCGATCCCGACGAGCAGAGTGCGCTGGCGTTGAGCGGAATTCTCAAGGCCGTCATGCCGGCGGAGGGGGCGCAAGAGGCCAACTGGGACGCGTGGAAGTATATAGCCGCGCTGTATCCCGGTTTGAGCGTGTGGCATGCGCAAGGCGACCTCTATCCGACTGACACCGGTTATCCGGAGACGGAGCCGGCGGATCGCATCAAGGGTGTGCGGCCGGCGCCGCCGATGATTTCCCGGCCGGCCTATGCCGGCTTTGAGTGGCCGGTGTGGGACACGGATACCGGCCGCCTGCTGGAGTCGGCGCAGGACAGTCCGTTTGCAGAGCCTGGCGACAATACGGCGATCTACATGCTCGTCGATCCCCGCACCGGCCGGGTACGCTATGTCGGCCAGTCGGTGGCGCCGTCCGAGCGCATCAATCAACATATCGAAGAGTTTGACGAAAAAGGCTGGGATCACCCGAAGACCGCTTGGATCGGCGATATGTTGCGCCAGGGCGTCTATCCGACGATGTACGTCTTTGACTGGCAACCTGGTTCGCCCAAGCTCAACTTTGACCGTGCCGACCAGATGGAGCAGTTGTGGATCGGTTTTCTGTACTACGAGCTCGGCAATCGCGTATGGACCGACTCGGTCAATGTCTCTATTCCGGAGCGGGCCACCTGGGAGCAGCTTGTCGTCGATGCGGGCATGACAAAAGAACAGATGCGGCAGACCTTTGTCGCGATGCAGGAGAATCCGGCGACGTGGGATCGCGTGCGCTTGGGCGCAGAGCCCAAGTTGGCGCGATCTCCGTTCAGCGGGCTCTTTCCCTCCCTGCCGCGGCCGGGCATGCCCCAGGCAGCGCCGGAGGAGATCGTGCCGGATTACGGTGTCAATTTCCACGCCTATCTGCCGGGGGAGGTGGGGCCCAAGACGACCGAGCTTCTGCACGGGGCAGGCATCAACACGTGGGAGGACCTGGCCAACCCGGCGAGCCAGGCGAAGCTTGCGGGCTTGAAGGGAGTAAGCGAGGGCGATGCTGCGGATTGGATGGCGCATGCCAACTTGACGCTGGCGGTGCAGCGGGGCGAGGCGATGGTGCCGACGGACGGCCAGGAGCACGAGCCGGATAGTGGGGGCGGGGAGTTCCTGGTCTATCCGCTGACGCCGGCGGCAGTCGCGGCCGGCGAGGATGGCGCAGCGGCTGCGATTGCAGCTTCGGGCCAGGGCGGGCACCGGCACACGCAGAACACGTCGTAT